ACCGCCTTATCACGCTTATGAGACGTGCATCTTAACCCTTTTGATTCAGTGACTATGGTGCGAGCCGGTAGTCCGATTCGAACGGACGCATGTGCGACATGCCAACCATATTCCGTACCGACTCAGATGTTAACCGTACTTTACTTCACCCACTCGACCAGCACCTAGGCTTATAACTGGTTGTCTTTGCAGAGGAACGTATTTCTGACCGGCTAACATCTAGAGTTCCGAGTATCCCCCTCGGAAACTCGCGTGGAAGAGAAGGTGGGATTCGAACCCACGAGAGCGCAATGCTCTTCACGTTTTCGAGACGTGTGTCGTAAACCACTTGACTACTTCTCCGTGGTTGGAGCGGTAGGATTCAAACCTACACCGACGTGGTTCAAAGCCACGAGACCTATCAATTAGTCTACGCTCCAATGTATCCTAATCTTGAGAATGTTCTTATTCTGTGGCAGTTTGCACAAACCACTTCGCATTTTAACATTTCACAGATTAGTTTGTCCATGCTAGTTTTATCAACCACTGCCTCAGAAAGATTAAATAATTTCTCTCCCTTAATGTGGTCGAAGTCTAGCATAAACCAAGGATACATTTGGTTACAATCCTGACAACCTTGAGCCTCTTTCCACGCTCGTAGTATTTCTCTACGCAACCGCTTCTGATTTTGGGCTGTTCGTCTGTATGTATCCTTGTGGTTGTGGTACCACTGACGTTTGTATTTCTTCATATCCTGTATCATTAATTCTAATTATACCATAGGATTTAGAAATGTCAATGGTATGGGGCGAACGACGAGAATTGAACTCGCATCTACAGGGTCACAACCTATCGTGATAACCTTTTCACTACGTCCGCCATGGGTGGCCATATGCGTTGCATCCCCTCAACGCAGACGCAACCATGAGGGGAATGTATCATAGTCGCATTACTCTCTGGCCATGGAGAGCATAGTCGGAATCGAACCGACGCATAGTAGTTTTGCAGACTACAGTGTTACCATTTCACCATATGCTCGTGGAGGGCTATGCGGGAATCAAACCCGCGTTCTCTGCTTGGAAGGCAGATTTCTTATCATTAGAACAATAGCCCGTTATCGCTTGAAGCTACCCGTCTTGCGAGTGCCTCGTCTGCGAATACTTCTACTCGCTTCCATCAATGCCGTAACCATCGTATCCAGTGTCATAGGTCTCATCAGCGGCTTGCTCGCTAGCTTGTCTGTACCGCCGCTTGCCTTTCGCTTTCGTGCCTTGGGCATTCATGTACCTCCGTGCTCGTCGCAGCGCAGCCGGTGGAGCCGTCGCTGCCAGCACCTCAACAGGGAGCGCCGTTGCTCTCCCCTTCGGGGAGGGGTCTGGCTCCTGCTCAGTTAAATATCTATATCGGGAGCAATTGACACATACGATGCGGTCTTCACTGTGCACAGCGCCCATGCCTTCATTATAGACTATGTAGCCTATTTCAAATTGCAGGAACCCTGTTAAGCAGTTCGGACACTTCATTACATGTATCAGCCTTCTTTCTTATGGAGCCGACGCGGGGAATCAAACCCCGGCTAAATGTTTACGAAACATCTGTACTATCACTGTACTACATCGGCATGGAGCCCCATAGCGGAATCGAACCGCTGCATTTGCTTTACAAGAGCACTGCACTACCACTATGCTAAAAGGGCTGGTACCCCGTGTAGGAATCGAACCCACATTACGATGTTAGAAGCATCGAGTCATATCCATTGAACGAACGGGGCATGGCGGCCTAGTTAGGGCCGAACTTCTTATGTTGCTTATTGCTGCGCTTTCTTCTCTTGCGCCGCTGCTTCTTGTTCATTTTTAGCATTTCGAGCCTTCTTTGCAATCGCTGGCAAGATTGTTGAAATCAATGAGCGACCACTTACACGCATACCGTAGCGTGCCTTACGTCTTTTCTTCTCTCTGTTAGTAGATTTAATTATACCACGGTCGTCCATGTCTGTCAAGTCCTTAACCTAATATTTCTTCAACATCTTTCAAAGTTGGCAGCTTAACTTCATCAACCCACTTCATTAATTCCAATGAGTTTCGCTGGTTGATATAGGCCACACCATACAACAAGGCGGCTTCGAGTGCCTCTTGATATGACGAGTTTGTTAACTTAGCGAGCGTGTCTACGAGAATATCTACTGTGATATCCATGTGCACGCGCTTATGAATAGTTCTCTTATCCTTTGCCATCTTGACAACTCCCTTCAAGTATGATACAATTATACATCAGAACTCAAGAATTGTCAAGTGAAAGGACATTGATGAGTGATTTACGAAAGACACTAGTTCTCCCTCCTGCCCAGCAAATCGAAGAGTTAACCAAAGATGTTAACGAGTTGCAGGAGAGAATTACTGAAATCTATACCATCCTTAATAACATGGCTGCCGCATTTATAGAGCACGACCAAATGCTCAAGGAACTTGGCCAACTCGTGTTAATTATGAGAAGGGAGGGTAATGGCGAACGACAACTTCCAGCCGAGGAATCCAATACTGGCTCTGACAGAGTTGAAGGAAGCTCAGTCGAGGGAAGTAGTGAATCCGGAGTTGGAGACACTATACACGACTAACCCTCTTATTGGTGCTGGTGGGCTACTAGAAGGTTTATCTGATAATCAGCAGCGATTCCTTGTCGCCAAGATGTATGGCATCACCGATGCAGCGGCGGCTCGTGCAATCAGCATTAACCCTCAAACAGTGTATCAATGGAAGACTAACTCCGACTTTAAGGAAGTCTACACACTTGTAACGGAAATGCCAGTTGAAATGGCAGCCCGCGCAAGTGCCTTTGGGTTCGCTAAGTCCATTGACAAGATAGCACAGATGATGGATTCGCAAGATGTCAAGGTGGTCATGTGGGCCATTGAGAAGATGCTGTCCATTGCGGCTGTGGGAAAGGTGCGCGTAGAGCACACTCATAAGAAGGAGCTAGCCGACGATGATGTTGACAGAATCCTCCAACGACTCGAAGCCGAGCGAAACAAGTCTGAGTAAGGCTGATATAGCCTATGAGTTCTATAGATGTAAGAATGACATAGAATACTTTCTACGTACCTATGTATTCATCTATGACCCTCAGACATACGAGACGTTCCAGTTCGTGCCGTGGGATTTCCAAGTTGGTCTATTCAAGTATTGGGAAGATAACAACAAGACTATCATCCTTAAGGGACGACAGCTTGGAATCTCGTGGTGTGTGAGTGCTTATGCGCTTCATCGTATTATGTTCTTCAACAACGCTAACGTGCTAATGATTTCAAAGCGTGAGGACGAGGCACAAAATCTAATCAAGAAGGTCAAGTTTATTTATGACCGTTTGCCTGATTGGATGCGCGCAGAGCGTCCTACTGCCGGGCGTGATGGTGGTAACAAAAAGGAACTCGAACTCATCAAGAAGGTTAATGATGAGATTTACCACAGTGCTAAGGCCACGGCGTTGCCAGCTACAAAGGATGCTGGTCGTTCTGAAACAGCGTCTATCGTTATTGCCGACGAGTGGGCATTCCACAAGTACGGTGAAGATAACTGGACAGCTATCGCTCCTACTATCGACTCGGGCGGTAAGTTTATTGGTATCTCTACTGCCAACGGTTTGGGCAACTTCTACTATAAGCAGTGGATAGGTGCCGAGCGAGGTAACAACGGATTCAACAATCTATTCCTATCGTATGACCTAAGACCGGGACGCGATGAGGAATGGTATGAGGAGAAGAAGGCCACCTATCCTGACGAAAAACTATTCCATCAGGAGTACCCTCGCAGTGCACAAGAAGCCTTCATTACTACGGGCGGCTGTATCTTTGACCTAGGTGGCTTGCAGCACATAGCAGATAATCTATGTGAAGCGCCGCTCACAGCCGAGCAAGTAGTGATTAAGAAGAATGAGGCACTTGCCAAGATAATGAAGTCTTGGAAGAGTGAGCTAAAGGTGTGGGACGTACCGCGTGTGGGCCAGACCTACGTTATCGGTGCAGACCCTGCTGGTGGTGATGAGGGTGGAGACTTCTCCGCTGCCTACATTATGAATGCTCAGAGTGGTGAAGTGGTGGCTGGTGTGAATGGTCGCATTGACCCTGATGCATTCGCTGGCCTACTAGCTACGCTTGGGGATATCTACGATGGGGCGCTGCTAGTAGTGGAGCGCAACAACCACGGTTACGCTGTACACAACGCGCTACGTAACCAGTACAACTACGGTAACATCTTCAAGTTCAAGAAGGATAGAGCCATGATGGAAGGGGATAACAAGGAAGGCATGATTACCAACTCCAAGACCAAGCCTATCATGGAATCCAACTTGCAGGTGCGAATTAAGGAACACGCCTTGGACATAAAGGATATTGACTTTGTGTTCGAGGCTCAGTCGTATGTGCGTGAGAACGGTAAGACCGGCGCACAGGATGGGGCACACGACGACCGCGTATCCGCTCTAATGCTCGCAGTAACTGCTATCGAAATTGGCAGCTTGAAGCGTGGCAAGCAAATGGGGCCGCGTGTTATAGGTAAGGTTCGCGGACACTTTAAGACTAGACACCGCTAGGAGAGCCAATGAGAAAGATTCTTTATGCTAAGGGACTTGTAACGGGTAAGGGCGAAGAAGAAATCGCTGCCAATGAGGAGCGCGATGAACGCTTCCTTAACCGTGTGCGTTCCGACCTATCATGGGGTCTAGGCTACTATCGTGCTCGCAATGAGGAGTTTGAGCGCCAAGAGCGTTGGTACTTCCGCGACCACTATGATATGCCCGTACCCACATCTGCGGATGAGAACAACAATTATCCAAAGGACGTTAACAGTAACATCGAGGATGAGCACCTAGCCACCATCAATATTCCATTCTCATCCGTACAGAAGGCGCACACCTTAATGACTGGTGAAACGCCAATCATCGAAGTGTTGAAGGACACTAACATGGGTGCGCGTGTAGCCAAGATGTTACATGGTGTGATGCAAATCAATACTCGCCGATGGGGTTCTAATCCTGTCCACGATGCAGTGTTTAACCAGTTGCTTTATGGCTGGGGCTGTGTCCGAACAACATGGTCTCGCAACGAGTGGGAAGATGCTGATAGCGGATTTAAGGGCGACCGACCGCTATACCAATTCCCCGTGAATGTGCGCTCATTGCACCCACGCGAAATCTATCCTATACCCGGTGGAGTCCACGAGAAGTGGAAGGCCGTTATTCACTACAGCACCATGAAGGTGTACGAAGTAGAAGATGAGTGGAACGTAACACTACATATGTGCGACGAAGATAACACTGAGGGTGACGAGAACTTCGACTATACAGTTCCACTCGACCCTGAGAAGGAAGTTGAAGTAATTGATTACTGGTGTTGGGAAGGAAGCAGAATCATCCACGCTGTTATCGCTCACAATCAGTTTGTGATGCGACCAGCGGAAATGAAGTTCTACGATTCCCTGCCGTACACCATCTTCTTCTGTGCATCTACTACTAGTGCTAATCCATCTAATTTTGGTCTTGGTATTAATTATGCACTGGTTGATAGTGTTAGCGAGATTGAGTGGCTCGTGAATCGTATGCTCCGCATTGCCGATTTGTATGCCGACCCAACGCTCGTTATCACCCGCATCAATGATGAGCCTGTGCAGGTTGACCCATTCACTAAGCAGATTGACCTTATTGAAGGCGAGCAGGCCCACTACCTAACTCACAATGGCTCGCTGCCTGAGTTGGATAAGTTGCTTGGATTTTTCAAGTCGCAGGTGGAGGATGAGGGATTCTCTAATATCGCTGGCGAGAGCGGTATTGATACTATTGCACAGCAGCAGGCAGCCATGCTTAAAATCTTTAAGCCTGTGGAGAACGCCCAAGCTGCATGGGAAGATATCAATCGCAAGGTTATTGGTCTAATTCAGCGATACAGTTGGGATAACTCCATCGAGGTTGCAGGTAAGCTATCTACTGATGAGGAAGAAGAAGCTTTTAACTTCTCACTCAAGGGCAGCGATACCAAGGGATGCCGCGAGACAAAGGTTATCATTCGTGCCCGATTCCCAATGGAAGAACTACGCAACATGAGTGCTGCCGTTGGTTTCAAGAACAGCGAGCTTATGCCAGACGACGTTATCAGACGACGATTCTTGGGTGCTAACGACCCTAAGAGTTGGGATAGAAAGATTATGTCGCAGCGTATTAAGAACTCGCCTGAGGCAGTGGGTGCTCTAATCCAGCAGCAGCTAATGTTGCTACAGCAGCAGTCCACTGTTCAGGCCATGGTGCAAGAGGAATTGGCTAAGGCTCAGAACGAAGTGGAAATGCGTGGGCAGCCGGGCACTGAGGGTAGCGCACAGGTTCCACCAATGAATGAGCCATCGCCTGTAGACCCTGCCGCAATGCAGGCCATGACTGAGGCCGATGCCGCTCTAGGTATTGCTGATAATCCAGCGCCAATGGGTAATCCATCGCAAGGGCTGGAAGCTCAGTCAGGAAACATCTCGGCCATTCGTAGACTAATGGGTGGTGGTGGAGTTGTCTAAGAAGAACAACTACATGGAAGAATTGGATGGCATTGTATTCGATGCCTTGCTTGAAGTGAATGAGGCCGTGACAGATATCTATCCTAACGGCAGCGTTATTCAAAGTACACTGATGGCATCTTACTTAGCTCTCACACCCGAGGAACAAGTACAGATTGTGGAACAGTTGGGTGCTGACTGGTTTGTAAAGATGTCAGCTAAACTAGAAAGACGATTGCGAGGATTGACTAATTAGCATAACTATGCTATAATAGGAGTTACAATGGCTTTTATTCATGTGGCACAACCCGGTGAAACTCGTCAGTCTATCGCTGATTTGTATGGCGTTGACGTTAGTCGTGTGTCTATCACACCTAACCACTCTGACAGTGGACTTCGTGGGGGCAACCCTAACTTGGTTCTACCCGGCGACCGTGTTGTTATTAACACAGGTACGCAGGTAGATAATTCGCTGCCACCGCCTAACAGTAACACCAATAGAACTACCTCTACCTCTACTTCTACTACGTCAGCCTCCCTGTCCGAAGCTTCTAAGAAGAAGTTGGCCAGCGGGGGCTATGTGACGTTCCACATTCTTACAGAAGATGGGCCTGCCGAGATTCCAGTATTCTTTAGTGCTGGCATCTTTAATGCTTTGTATAAGACTTCGGTATGGGCACGATACGGTTTGGGTGAAGATGAGCCATCCATTCAGATTGGTTTGTCTGACAACTTCATGGATGATGCTAAGAAGAGTTTGTCTGCATCCGAATATAGACAGCTTACACAGGCCACCGAGCCTCTAACATTCTTTGATGAAGTTGGTGCTGCTTCGGGAGACTTGCCACCACTTGCCCCTGCCATGTTGCAGTCGGGTATTATGTGGGCTAGAGACCCTATTAGCGGCGAAATGGAATTGATTGACACGCAGCCGCTTATTGGCCCATCGCTTGCATCATTCAAATATTCGCCAGCAGACCCTAATGACCCTGCGGCTGGTGGAACATGGGTAGTTGTCGCTGACCTAGCTGGTGAAGAACGCAGCATGTTTGAGGGTGTGCCAACGAGTGTACAGCCTTGGCTACAGATGGCTCTGGATTCGGGTGGAGACTATAACGTGGTTCCCGAGGGGCCAGCCCGTGCTTGGGTTCGCTACCTTCTAGACCAGACTATTCGTTCCTCATCCCGTCCACCATCACAGCTACCATTTGGTATCGGATTGCCCAACTTCCCCGGTGGAGAAATGGGTTCCAACGTACCAACATCGCCTTGGTCGTGGACAGGAACTGCGCTACCTAAGAAGCCGCAGATTGTGAATATACCCAACCCAACACCTACTCCTATTACTCAGACGCAGCAGCCGGGATACTATGATGTACCTGCTGCACCAACGCAGCCTGACAGTGGTAATCCACTACAGCAGCAGAATGGTTGGGTGCTAGGCGCTGACGGTCGATGGCGTGCAACTAATCCTTTGACTGGACAGACGCCATCCACTACACCGTTCGTTCCTAACTCTACATTCGTACTTATGCCCGATGGCACGATGATACCCACATCACCGCAGCAGCAGCCCACATCACCTCAGCAACAGCCAGTGGCAGCAGCACCGGCCCCGACACCGCCAGCCTCGACCTCGACGACCTCGACGACCTCGACACCACAGGGCAGCACCACTCCGAAGCCTTCGGCTTCCCCTTCGAATACTGATACGACTTCTAATAAGGCACCAGATGGTTCGACGCTGCCAAATGGTTGGACATATGATACGGCCACAGGTCAGTACAAGGCACCCAACCCATTTGAAACTCCACCTAAGCAGACACCACAAACTGTGCAGCAGCCGCCTGCTCCTACTCCACCAGCCTCGACCTCGACGACCTCGACGACCTCGACACCACAGGGCAGCACCACTCCGAAGCCTTCGGCTTCCCCTTCGAATACTGATACGACTTCTAATAAGGCACCAGATGGTTCGACGCTGCCAA